CTACTGACAAAGGTAAGAAAATGGTTTACTCTGATGGAACAGATGTTGTTGACACAGCTTTCACAGAAGTATCATCTGACTACTCACCAACATTATCTGGTATCTTAGATACAAATGGTAATGACATCATTATTGATGACACTGGAGCATTAGAAGATGATTCAAATAATGAATACATCAAATTTTCTAAAACAGCTACAGCTGTAAATGAAATAACAGTTGCTAACGCAGCAGCGTCAGGAACTCCAAATATTTCTGCTACAGGTGATGATACAAATATTGATTTAAATTTAACACCAAAAGGAATTGGTAGAGTTACATTAAATGGTTCTGGTAAAATTCAAGGTTTAGCAGAAAAAGTAACTGTATCTGGTTCATTTGATTCTGACATTGACTTTGACACACAAACACAAGGTGTTGTTTTAAGTACAGCAGCAGCAACTGCTAACTTCACTGTCAATTTAAGAGGTGATGGTTCTAATTCACTAGATTCAGTAATGGATGTAGGTGAGTCTATCACAGTCGCATATATTTCTAAGCAAAACGCAACAGCGTACTATAACACAACAGTAAAAGTTGATGGAACAGGAGTAACTCCAGTTTGGCAAGGTGGCGCAGCCCCTTCAGCTGGTAACGTTACATCAAATGATGTTTACACATACACTGCAATTAAAACTGCAGCTTCTACTTTCACAGTGTTAGCAGCGCAAACGCAGTTTGCATAATAGGAGGATATTAGAAAGATGCCAATTATAGGATCATTTGGTTCTGGATCAGCAAAAGGATTTGGACAAACTAGAGGAGGCTTTGGACCTTACAACGTGCAATATTTAATTGTTGCAGGTGGAGGGGGAACTGATGGAACAGGAGGTTCTGGAGGTGGTGGTATGAGAACCATCGACTCTAAAACTATGGAAGTTGATTATGGAACTTCTTATCCAGTAGTTGTTGGTGTTGGCGGAAACGGAAATCACGGTAATCCTTCTTCATTTAATGGAATTGAATCTGCTCAAGGAGGCAGAGGTGGATCAGGTTCACCTGCTTATGGTTCAGGACTTAATGGTGGAACAGGCGGCGGAGGCGGCGGATCTGCTCAATACATAAATTCATATTCACAAGAAGGACTAGGTAACATTCCCCCAGTTAGTCCACCTCAAGGACAACCTGGTGGTCCTGGCGGAGGTGGTGGACCACACGGTGGTGGTGGCGGAGGCGGCGGAGGCGGCGCTTCTGGACAAGCTGGAGGATCAACTCCACCAAGCGGATATACTTCTGCTGCAGGGGGCAATGGAACAGCTTCATCAATTTCAGGATCATCAGTAACTTACGCTGGAGGTGGCGCAGGCAGTGGGGGACCTGGAGGTCCAGTTGGAGGCGGAGGAGCTGGTGGCGGGGGAGACCCTGGTCAATCAGGAGCTGATGGTTTAGGTGGCGGATCTGGTGGCGGTCAAGCACAAGGCGGAGATGGAATTGTAATTATAAGAAGAGTTACAAAAGCATCTAATACATCATCAGGAACAGTTACAGAAGACGGTGATGATACTATTCATACCTTTACTGCAAATGGGACATACGTAGGTTAATTATGAAATATTTTGCAAAATTAAGTTTAGAAAATGTAGTTTTATCAGTTCATAAAGTAAGCGATTCAGACGCTCCTGATGAAGCAACAGGTATTCAATTTTTAACAAATTTAATTAATTGGTCTTCTTGGAAACAATGTTTAAAAACAGAAGTTAAAGTAGGAGATACTTACGATGCGTCAAAAAATGCATTTATTTCTCCACAACCTTTTAATTCTTGGGTTTTAAATAATCAAAACATTTGGGAAGCACCTACTCCAAAACCAGAAACTGAAAATTATACAATAAGCGGATCTGATCAAACATTTGTTGCAGAACCAAATTGGAACGAAGATAATCAAAGATGGGAAAAAACTAAAGTTTTAACAATTGATCCAGTAACTACACAAGGCCAACATTGGGATGGCACAAACTGGATTGTTTCTTAATATTGATTTTATTTTAGAAAGATAGTAATATAATCCTAGAATTTTATGAAGGATATAGTTTTAAGAGAAACAAGTTTTCACATTGGTGAATGTAGATTTCCTAAAGATTGTGAAGTTGATAGATTACAAATAAAATTTAATATTTTTGAGTCTTATATTTTAAAAAAATATACAAACAAACAACATAAAGATTACAATGTTAAATGGTGTCTTGGGATTGAAAATATACAAACATATATTAAAGAGCATTGGCAAATTAAAATAAAAGATGGAAGAGCTCAAGCAAAAGGGGCATTGGATAAACATAGCGAATTTGGAACTTTATTATTTCCAAATGAAATTTCAAAGGTTCGAAATCATATTATTTATCCAAAAGTACACGAAAGTCCACAGTACACCTTTGTTTATGGAGTAGATGTTAAAGATTGTTTTTTAACTATAAATTATTTTAATCAACATAACAATTATTCAGGTGTAACTCTTCCTTTAAAAAATAATCATTTTATAATGTTTAATTCTGACTTAAATTATTATTTTGAAAAAAATAAAACAGAAGACGTTAATACAATTCATACAACTTTATACAGATTACTATAATGAAATTAAAAGATATATATTATGTTTATCCATCTATTTTTACAAAAAAATGGTGTGATGATATTATTTCTTTTGCAAAAAATAAAGAAATAATGCCTGCCACTGTTGGAACAGATTTAGGTCCTAAATTAATTAAAGAATCAAGAGTTACTAATGTTTCTTTTTTTGATGAAAAATGGATTTATAAACCAATTCATAGAGTATTACAAAAAGCAAATGAAGATGCAAAATGGAATTTTCAATTTGAGTTTACAGAAAGAGTTCAATATACCGTTTATAGTCCAGGTCATTTTTATAATTGGCATCAAGATAGTTGGGATGAGCCTTATCAAGAAGAGGGGCCAAACAAAGGTTTAATTAGAAAGTTATCAGCCAGTATTATTTTAAATGATGAAACTGAATATGAAGGTGGAGAATTAGTTTTTAAAGAATATAATTTAGATAATGGAATTCATATTTTAGGAAAATTTCCTAAAGGAACAGCTATTGTTTTTCCAAGTTTTATTTATCATAAAGTACAAAAAGTAACTTCAGGTAAAAGAATAAGTTTAGTTAGTTGGACGTGTGGAGATCCTTTTAAATAATGAAAGATTATTTTATTATAAAAAATTCTTTATCAAAAAATTTATGCAGTTTTTTAACAGGATATTTTTTATTAAAAAGAAGAGCTTTAAAAACTATGTTAGAAAAAGGTTATGTAAGTAATCTTGATACTGATCAAGGTGTATTTGGAGATAGACAAGTAGGTAAAGCTTTTTCTATATATGGGGATCCAGCAGCTGAAGTTGTTCTTCAAATTTTACAAAAAAAGATAGAAAATAATCTTGGTTTTGAATTAACACCTACTTATGCATATACAAGAGTTTATGATCAAGGTTCACAATTATATAGACATAAAGATAGATTTAGTTGTGAGTTTTCTTCTACTTTAAATTTAGGAGGAGATGTTTGGCCAATTTATTTAGATACAACAGGTAGTGATAATATTGTATCTAGTTTTATAGATGAAACTGGAGAAGTAACTATTATAAAAACATCTGCACCAAAAGGCACTGAAATTATTTTAGAGTCTGGGGATATGTTAATATATCCTGGAAACAAAATGGAACATTGGAGAAATCCATTTGAAGGAGAATATTGTGTTCAAACATTTTTACATTACAATAAAAAAACAAATTTAAATAATAATATATATGATGGACGATTACATCTTGGTTTGCCTGTAGGTACAAAAAATTATTTAAAATAATGAAATATTGTTACATTAAAAAATTAGAAAAACACGCTGATGTTGAAGATTATTTTATAGTTAAATCTAAACCGTCTTGGTTTAATAATTTATGTCCTTTTAAAAATAAAAGAAAAAATATAATAGATGCTTATAAAGATTTGACTAATAAATGGGATTTAATTTATAAGACTTTAAAAATATGTCCTGGTATCAATGATCTATTTAAAAATTCAATTGTTATAAAATTTCCTTGTGATTTAATTATTGAGACAACAAAAGAAGGAAAATGGTTTTTTAATAGACCTTCTGATTTAATATCAATACAATCACACGATCCTCATCAATATGAGTTTTCAGGACCATTAAAAGATTATATAGTTTTAAAATTTCAACTTCCTTTTTTATTTCAAGCTCCAAATAATAATGTAATGTTTATTGATCCAATTTATTTTAATCAACAACCTTATAAAGTTCTTCCTGGTATTATTAATTTTAATAAAAAAAATCCTCTTCATTTAAATGTAATTGTTATTTTTAATAAAGAAGACAAAATACATTATATTAAAAGAAATGAAATAATGACATTACTTTATTTTAATGAAACAGTTAAATTAAAGGAAAAAGATATTGAGTATAAAAAATCAAAAACTTTTTTTGGTAATTGGTTTAACGAAAATGTTGAATAATAAAAACTGGAATTTAATTAATAAAAGATTGTTAGATAATAATATCATAATTATTGATAATTTTTTTACTGAAGATACTGTAAATAAATTAAAAGATAGAATAAAGCATTCAAAAAATTTTCATAATATTTATGAAGGTTACAAAGCTATAGATTATAGAAAAGATAATCTAAGTATAAATATCGCAAAAAAAATAGAAAAGAATCTTTTGTGTTTAAAAGATTCTTTTGTAAGAGCGTGGTCTTTTATCTATGATAATAAATGCAAAGGAGTTGATATTCACGCGGATCCATCAGTTATTAATATAAATACTTGGTTAACAAAAAATGAATCTGTAAATAATTTTAATTTAAATGGATTAGTTATCTACCCAAAAAAACCACCAAAACATTGGACAAGAGAACAATGGAATGGTAATTTTGATAAAACAGATTTATTAAAAGATGTACGTCCAATCCATATTGGATATAAATATAATAGAGCTGTGTTTTTTGATGGTTCATTTTTTCATAAAACAAACGATGTTGATATGAAAGAGGGCGATGAAAATAAAAGAATTAGTTATACAATGTTATTTGGAAGAAATCTAGAATGAGTATAAATAAAATTATTATTGTAGGAGGAGGATCGGCAGGATGGATGACTGCTGCAACTTTAATTAAATTTTTTCCACAAAAACAAATTACTGTAATAGAAAGTCCTGATGTTCCTGTCATAGGTGTAGGAGAAAGCACTATATTACAAATAACAGAATGGTTACGTTCTTTAAACATTAAAGAAGAAGATTTTATGAAACATACTGATGCTTCTTATAAACTTTCAATTAAGTTTACAGATTTTTATTTAAAAGGAGAAGCTTTTCATTATCCATTTGGTACTCCTAATTTTGAAAACAATTTTTCAAATTTTAATGATTGGTGGTTTAAAAAATTCTATAATCCTAAAACACCATATTCTGATTTTGCTGATTGTATGTTTCCTCAAATGGGATACGTAAACAATAATACTTATGATAAAAAAATACCAGCAGCATATCATTTTGATGCTATTAAATTTGGAATATGGCTTAAGGATTATTATTGTATTCCTAAAGGAGTAAAATATATTAAAGAAGACATAGTTGATATTTCATTAAATGAAAATGGAATATCAAAATTAAACAATAAACACGAAGCTGATTTATTTATTGATTGCACTGGTTTTAAATCATTATTAATCAATAAACTAGAAATACCTTTTGAAAATTTAACGGATTTGTTACCAAATAATTCTGCGTGGGCAACACAAATACCTTATAAAAATAAAAAGAAAGAATTAGTTAGTTATACAAATTCAACTGCATATAATAATGGTTGGATATGGAATATTCCATTATGGTCAAGAATTGGCACGGGTTATGTTTATTCAGATAAATTTGTTAGTGATGAAGATGCTTTAAAAGAATTTAAACAATTTTTAGGAAATGAAGATTTAAATTTTAAAAAAATAAAAATGAGAACAGGGGTTTATAAAAAAATATGGCATAAAAACGTATGTGCCATAGGACTATCCGCTGGTTTTATTGAACCATTAGAAAGTAATGGGTTATACTCAGTTCACGAATTTGTTCATATTTTGGTTAGAAATTTACAAAGAGAATATGTTTCTCAATTTGATAAAGACAATTTTAATTATAACTGTAAATGTATTTTTTATAATTTTGCAGAATTTGTAGCAATGCATTATGCTATGTCACACAGAACAGATACTGAATATTGGAAAAATAATTTTAATAAAGAATGGTCTAAAGAAGTTGTAGAACGCATACCTACTTTAACCAATGGTATGTTAAGTTTAATTAATAATAGATCTTTTGATTATAATTTTTATAATTGGGGACACGCTTGTATTGCAGCTGGAATGCATTGGAGTCCTACTGATGTAGCTACATTATTAAAACTAAATAATCGAACTTTAGAATCATTTGAACACGATTGGGAAGTAGTTACTTCTTTATTAAATAAAAAGAAATTTAAATGGAATGAAGAAGCAAAGAAAGCAAAGTCTTTGTATGAAGTATTAAATGAATATCATAAATAGATTTTCTAAATATTTAACAGCAATCGAATATCCAAAAACTAAAACATCTTGGAATATTGCTGGAATTATTAAAAATAAAAATGCTTTTTATAAATTTGATGTAAGAGATATGTTTAAATTAGAAGATGGAACATTTGCTCAAACTGGCAAAACAGATACTAAAGCAGATAAAATGGTATTGGAATTACAAGATAAATGGATTATAGTTGATTTAGAAGAACTACATAAATATATTAAAAAGTATAAATTAAATAAAATAAATACAGAAACTATAATAAAAAATTTAGAGTGGAATATATTATTAAATAAATAATATGAAAAATGCACAGCTATTACAAATATTTAATATATCTATATTACAAGGAATTTTAAATTTAGAAAACGAAAGTCTTTTTAAAAAAGAATTAAATTTAATTAGAAAAACAGAAGGAAGAAAGGTTTCTAATTTATCGGGATATCAATCAAATAATTTAGATGTCAACAATCCAGTTTTTTTACCTTTTATAAAACATATTGAGTTTCATTGTAATAAATTAGCTTTTCAATTGGATATAAATAATAATTTAAAAATAAATAATTTTTGGTTAAATGTAAATGGATATAAAGATTCAAATATGATTCATAACCATCCAGGATGTATTTTTTCTGGTGTTTATTATTTACAAGTTCCAATAAATGCTGGAGTTATAGTTTTTAAAAATCCTGCTTCCGTTTTTTTAGAATCATATTGGCCAAAAATTTTTATAAAAAATTATAGTAGTGCAACCTCTCCATTATGGAGAATAATGCCAACTAATAATCAAATGTTAATTTTTCCTTCTTGGTTAGAACATTTTGTTGAACCGAATATGAATGAAACAGAAGAAAGGATATCAATAGCTTTTAATGTGTCAGGTACAAGATAGTTTTTTAGAAGAAAAATATTTTAATACAATAAAAAAAACATTAACTTCTTCTAACTTTCCTTGGTATTATCAACCTAGTTTGACTTCTTTTAAAGATAATCAAGACTCTTGTTATATGGCTCATATTTTCTATAGAGATGGTAAAGTAAATTCTGAATGGATATCTATTTTAGATCCTTTGTTTAAAGCACTAAATGTTTCTAAACTTATTAATATAAGAGCTAATTTAACCTTGAAAGGACAAAATGCTTTTTCTAATTTTCACGAAGACGATGAAGACAACAAAGAGGATCATCCAACATCTATATTCTATGTTAATACTAATAATGGATATACGCATATGAAAAAAGATAATCAAAAAGTTTATTGTGTAGAAAATAGATTGTTAACTTTTAATCATAAAGAATTACACAAAGTAGTAGGCCAATCTGATGAAAATCAGAGGATTATATTAAACTTGAACTATTATATTTAGACTATATTTTTGACCAAAAAATAGTATAATAGTTTATTATGGCTTTAAAAAAACTAGGTTTCAAACCAGGATTCAATAAACAAACCACAGCATCAGGAGCAGAAGGTGAATGGATCGATGGTGATTTTGTTCGTTTCAGATATGGCTTACCTGAGAAAATAGGGGGTTGGACACAGCTAACTGTAGCTAATAAAACATTGCCTGGAGCCGCGCGAGCCCAGCACACGTGGGCAGCAATTAGTGGCGAGAAGTACGCAGCTATTGGAACACACAAAGGATTATTTTTATTTTATGGTGATGCCTTTTATGACATTACACCATTAGAAGCAGCTATTACTTCTTGTACCTTTTCATCAACAACAGGTTCAGCAACAGTAACAGTTAACAAAACATCTCACGGACTAGAAGTGGGAGACTATTTTACATTTAGTTCAACTACATTACCTGGTGGTGGAGCAACTGGATATACAACAACAGATTTTAATGACATAGCTTATGAAGTTATTACAGTGCCAAATGCAAATAGT